GACATCAGTTTTGCAATCTTATTTCGGCTGAGATGGGATTTGGTTTCATATGCGTTGATGATAGACTCCTTGACTTCTTCCAGAAGTTCAATTGCCTTTTCCATATCCGCTTTATTGCCCATTGCTGATGTAGAAGGGTCGTGAATCATCATCATGGCCGTCGGCGCAATCAGCGTTTCATCGCCAGCCATTGCTACAACAGAAGCCGCTGATGCAGCAATACCGTCAATTTTCACGGTAACTTTGCCTTTATGATTTTTCAGCATGGAATAAATCTGACTTGCTGCGAACACATCGCCGCCCGGTGAGTTCAGCCAGACTGTCAGATTTCCGCTTACTTTTGAGAGTTCATCACGGAACAGTGCGGGTGTGACCTCATCTCCCCACCAGGTATCTTCAGAGATAGGGCCGTTAAACAGAAGCTCTGTTTCTGATGTATCTTCATTCTTTATGAAGTTCCAGAATTTCTTCATTCAGTTTCTTCCTCCTTTGCCGGATTTGCAAATGCTCCTGCATCTGCAAGTTTTGTAAAGCTGCCATTTACGAGATACAGGTTACCGCCTTCCTCCTCAGAAAGCATATTCATATCTTCCTTTTCACGGATATCGTTGGCAGACATCCAGCCGTTCTGTCTTGCGGTAGCATATCCCTGCATACGGGAAGCGTAATCACCACGCAGTAGTCCGTCCACATTGAATTTTATAAAATACTGTCCTTTTTCCGAATCAGAAAGCAAAGCCTTCTGCAACGACTGCTCCCACCTTACAATCCAGGGGTCAAGGCTGTATTTTACAAAGTCTAATGACAGATGCTCTACGTTAGAAAATGTAGCGTGGTCAAGGTCGCCAATCATATGGAGTGGCACTCTGTACATTCTTGCAATCTCCTCAATCTGAAACTTTCTGGTTTCCAGAAACTGCGCTTCATTATTCGGAATTGCAATGGGTGTGAACTTCATGCCCTCCTCCAAAACTGCAACCTTGTGGGCGTTTCTTCCGCCATAGGCTCTCTGCCATGCATCACGTACACGTTCCGGATTTTTGATTACTCCAGGGTGTTCCAAAACGCCTGACGGACTCGCACCGTTTCCGAAGAACGATGCTCCATATTCCTCGCAGGCAATAGAAATGCCGATTGCATTTTTTGCAAGTGCAATCGGCGAATATCCGACCAATCCATCGAACCCTAAACCTGGAATATGCAGGACTTCATCGGCATAGAGTACAACATCTCCCTGTTCCTTCATATTTGGATTTGCTTCATCGTAACGGCTGTAAATATATATCAAGCGGTTCTTTTCATCACGGTCAACTTTCATCTTATCCGGCATCAAAGGATACAATCCCAAAACATCACCTCTACCATTTCGGATTATCTGTGCATAGGCATTGCCGTAAATCAGCAGATGGGACATCAGGGTTTCTCGAAATACGAAAGATGTCATTTCGGGATTTGGCTGATCGTGGAGTAAAAAATAGAGCGGGTGTTGTGGCACTCGCTCTTTTCCTTTGTCATTGTATTTGTACACATGAAGCGGCAGCTGTGCGATAGCCTCCGACAGCACTCTCACGCAGGCATAAACCGCAATATGCTGCATGGCTGTTCTGTCAGTAACTCTTTTTCCTGCATTGCTTCTGCCGAAAAAATATGTGTATGACGGGCTGTCGTAGCTGTTGGTCGGCTTATCTCTGGACTTAAAGAGTCCGCTGAAAATACCCAATGAAAATCATTCCTTTCATGAAAAAGGAGCCCTTCCGGACTCCTTGTCGTTATTTGCTGTTTTGACCTGCGTTATAGGCATCGATTTTTTCTTTCATTCTGACAATCGCCGTATCCATATTACTCAGAACGGTTGCTTTTGGAAGCCCGAAAATTTCATTGCAGGTTTT